ACAGCTGGGCGGATTCTCATTCCAGGAGCGAGCCATGAATGAGTTTCTTCGGTTGTGTTGGGACGCGTCTCATCACAGAAACTGGAGTTCCGATCAGTATGTGGAAGAGTTCGAGATCAAGAACGATGTGCTCCGCCTGACCGGATCGTGGGTATATTGTGATGAAAACAAATGGATGAGCAGTCCTGTCCCTGAGTATAAGCCCAGTGAGTCCCTGAAAACCATTCTGAATGCGCTGGCACACTATGAGACTGGGAAGTTCAGGGACGGCGCAAATTGGTTCCCGGAGCTTTTCAAGTACGATACCAAGGAAAACCAGTTTGAGATCGCGTACATGAGCAAGGTCAAAAATATCAAGCTGTTCAAAAATGGCCGTGTGGATATCAAGTTCCGCAGTGTCGCTTTTGTCCAGGAGTTTGTGGGACAGTATTTGAGGAGGAACCCGGCATGAAACTGACAAAGAAGCAGCTCTCCGCCCTACAACGGATTGTAGGGCGGGAGCAGACCCGATATGACGAAACCCAGTCGGAGGCTCTGGCTGGTGTTCATCCCAGCGAGAAGCATTTTGCCATAACAGATGGAACTATGGTGGTGCTGTTTGCGGAACAGCCCGAGGGAATCTCCGTAGGTGATCGGACGGAAACGTATGATAAATACGTTCAGGACTATCTCAAGGACGCGAACGCTTCGTTGGTTGTTTCGCCGCCCACTGTGGATGATTGCAAAAAGATTATCCGTGAGTGGAGGGATATGAAGAATTTGGGGAAGCCCCTCTTCCCGAAGATTACCGTTACCACCAAGGACGAGAACGATGCTCCTATGACGAGTTACTTCGACGCCTATCGCTATCTGGACATTTTGGAGGCTGTTGGGCCGTATCGTAACATCTATATGGGGAGCAGCGACACAATGCGGACGCCGTATCCGTGCTTGCTGGTGTATAAGCGGTGCGGGCGTGACGAGCAAGATAGTGTCAACTGGGACGAGCCGGCATTTCTGCTGCCGTGCCGGCCTTGACAGGAGGAGGATGTTATGAGTTTTGAAGACGCACTTGAAAAGCTCTTGTCTCTGGGCATCTATAAATGTCTCGCAGAACGAGTTTTGAGAACTGTTTGCAAAACAGGAAGAAGCATGGACATTATGGTAGGGAACGAGATTTATTGTATCAATGCGGTATATTCGGGTGAGAGACGCGAGGATACGAAATTCTGGGGACTTGCTACAAGCAACTATACTTTCGATGTGGGGAGAGTTTGACATGACCAGACGGAAAGTGATTTTCTGGAACGATCTGAATGACAGCTATATCGTTTCCGAGGAATATAACGGCGACAAGGCTGAAATGGAACGCTTCGGCCTTGGAGCCTGCGACCATACTTGGCCTGAGTTTATGGAGGCTATGAGCAGTGTGAGCAACATGGCGGACTTCCTCAAGGTGATCTCCTACATCACTGCCAGTTACCATGCTACTGTCAATGGCGTGCCTCTCCCGGAGCAGGCCAATAACCTGCCTGGGTCACGGCTGAATGTCGCCCATAGCCATAAGGAGCTGTATAACTTAGTTGGCGACATGGATGAGGTGTGGGAGGTCAAGCGGAATATCTCTGGCGCTCATCTGCTGGACGTGTCCACCATCGCTCCCAAGCCCAAGCAGGTCTGGGACGGAAAGGAAGTCATAGATGAGGATGACTTCGACTACGCCACCGCAAAGCCCGGTGACTTTGTGACTCAGGCCGTAGTGGACAATGCAATGGATTGTCTGCCACCTGTTTGTATGAGTGCCCGGTGCTCTCAGATGGGCGAGCCGTACTCCAGCAAGCTGGATGAAAAGACCGGCGAATGGCGGAGCATCTATGCCACCTTCCGTAAGGTCGGTGGAGAGTGGCCGAATGGTATTTGGGAATACTGCGGTCACTGCTTCCGGGGTGAAACGGTGGAACGGGGCAAAGAAATGGCTCATATCCAAAATCTTCTCGCTACTATTGAGAGATAAGGTTAGCATCCGTCGTCTCCCGTCTGTAATTAAGGTGGGAGACGAAAATTTTGGAGGTGTTAATTTTGAAACGGTTTAAGGTGCAAACCGCAGACGGCCACACTTTGCTGCTCTACTATCCCACCCAAGAGAAAGCCCAGGAGAGCTACCCGGACGCCACAATTACGGAACATACCGACCAATCTCATGTGGAGTACATTGAGCGGATGCTTGCTGCCGCCAACGATTGTAAAACGGCGGAACGCAAAGGTTCTACCGTTTATCTTCTCAGGTTTAACACGTCGGCGGGCATCTGTTTGGCGATGCTTTCCCGAGATATCAGCGACGGAATGTGGTACGACTTGTGCCAGTATCAATTCTGGAAATCCGGGGCACTGGTCGCTCCAATCACTAAGACCCTATCTAATCCGGCTGCGTTTTGTAAACAGTTTCTTTTCCCGAAGTCGGAATACCAAGTGCTTTGCACTGGCGGCAAGCTCCCAAAGCCGAAAGAAATCAGAGGCGTTAGGAAATTCGCTTCTGTCCCTTTTGAGGGAATATGTCAGTGCCAGCTATTCCTAAAAGGTGACGACTTATATATCAAGCATAACGACTACTTTTCAGAAACGCACTCCACCGGAAAGATTGATCCGCGCACCAACATGGAGGAACGGGTGCTATATATTTGCCACGCATGGCTGAGGATTACCAATTTTGTACCATTGGTAAAACTCCTGAACGACGTGGAAATTTCTGCCACAGTTTGGCCTATGCTTCGGGACTTCCACCAATGGCCGGCAGGTGAATATAACATGGAGTGGAACCGCTTTTTGGAGGGTGTAGCGAGGGCTACAAGAAACTATCTGAGCAAAAAGGAGGTAGGTTATGGAACAGAGAACTTGTAATATCATCATGTGCTGCAAGGGGCATTGCAAACTCGCGGGCGAAAATGCTCCGCCGTTGGAGGCCATCGCTGCATACATGAGCGCTGAGTGCGCTTGTCCGAAGGAAGACTACACCGGAAAGCTGATGGAAATGATTTTGAGAGAGGCGCTGTTTGATTATATGGCGGGCGCGGACAAGCCCGGATATGAGCTGCGCCAGCTTCTTCAGCAATATGCCACACGTGACCCCAATCTTTCGGAGCGTATCTACACCTTATTTCAGTTAGCCCAAGTGAGAGATGATAACAGGTATGTCAATGGGTTTACGGATAAATTGCTCCGGCAAAGTGAGATTGATCTTGGAGCCTCCAGAGACAGTATGCCCTGTCTTTTGGATGAAAAGAAGATCGTCAATTATCCTTGTTCTCGCGCCTGCCCGCTTTTTGGAGACTGCGTTACAAAGTGGTATCAGGTAAGAAAAAGAGCTTGACCGGTTAGCAATCCCCCTTTTCTTTCTGTAATAGAAGTGAGGGGCGCGGTTCTGAGAGGGCTCCGCATAAAAGCCTCTTTCCAGAAAAAGAAAGATAGAGCAGGTGAAAGAATGAAGTATCAATACCTTAATGAACCGATTCCCCAGGAAGCCCGACAGGAGTTGAACGACAAGATCCTCTATTTGGTAGACCAGGATTTGGCCGAACAGTCTGGGATCTCCCGCGAGGATATCTATAATGCCTATACCGGAGACGGTGGATTGCATGGCCTGAAACGCTCTGACTTTGCCAACTATCATGAGTATGCGGAGGCTAAGAAGGAGATCGAGAACGGTCAGTTCTTTACGCCTCCCGCTCTTTGCCAGTTTATCATGGAGGCGCTGTCCCCTGCTATGGACGAAACGGTAGCAGACCTCACCTCTGGCATCGCCAACTTCTGTAACTTCATGCCGCTGGAGGCAAACTTCTACGGCTGTGAGTTGGACATCAAGTCACACAAAGTAGCGCACTATCTTTACCCCGCCGCTAATCTGGAACACCGTGATATCCGTTTCTATCAGCCGAATATGCGGTTTGACTATGTAGTGGGCAACCCTCCGTTCAATCTGAAATGGGAGACGGAGGGTGGCGAGATCATCTCTCAGATGTACTACTGCCTGAAAGCGGCGAAGCTGCTGAAGCCTCTGGGCATTATGGCGATTGTGGTGCCGGCGTCTTTCCTGGCCGACGAATATTTGGACGGCGCGAAAATTTCCGAACTGGCAAAAGATTTCTCTTTCCTGGGTCAGGTCTCCATCCAGAAGGATGCGTTCAAATCTCTTGGCGTGGATAGCTACGCTACCAAGATACTCTTTTGGCAGAAGAAGCTGGACACTGCCGACAAGGGAGAACCTTATGCTCTGAACAGCGCCAACTGGTTTAATCTGACCGACATGAATAACGCGGCAGAGCTGCTTGAGATCGTCCGTAAGGAAGTCGTTGCCCCGGCCAGAGAGCGGATGCGGAGCAACAGTGCCCGCGTTAAGCTGGTGTCGATGGGTGGGAGCGATAATGCGTTCGAGTATGAAGTGCGGAAGCTGATGTTCCATATCAAGTCCAACCCCAAACTGATAGACAAATATGCCAAGTGTCAGGAATATCTCTACAAGTTCCGCCATCAGGAACAACCCAAGGATATGAAGTATGAGGAATGGGCAAAAATCCGTATTACGGAAGCTAAGGTACTGGCCTATCTTCGTCGTGTTATCAAGTCTCAGCATAAGAAGCCCAGCCAAGATGTGGTACGACTGGTCAAGCAGGATGGAGGGCTGATTTACAAAGGGTACAGCAAAAAGGCACAGAACAGCATGAGCGACGGCATGAAACAGTTCGTTCCCTTCTATGCCCTTGCCTCTGGACAAGCGGATGATACAGGTCTTGAACAGTATGCCCGCCTTATTCGTCGTAAGCAGCGCGACTATGAGCGAGAGACGAAACCTTTTACCGAGATGGAACAGGACGCCGGGATCGCTCAGTTCCTGGATGACTTTACCGTTTATGACAATGAGAACGAGGAGTGGATTTACCTCAATAACACCCAGAAGCACGACCTGAACCTCGTTCTTCAGAAGCGTTATCATCTGTTACAGTGGGAACAGGGTGGTGGCAAGACGCTGGCCGGCATCTCCACAGGCCGGTATCGGATGGAGCGTCAGGGCGCTCGTAACGTGTGGGTGGTGTCCACTGCTATCTCCATCAAGAACAACTGGGATCTGGTGTTCAAAAACTATGGCATGACCAACTATCGGATGATAAAGTGCCTCGCCGACCTCGACAAAGTACAGGATGGGGAGTTCGTTATCATCACCTTGAATATGCTTACCAAGTACCGTAAGCAGATCAAGCGCCATATCAAAATGCGGAACCAGAACGTGTGCTTGGTGTTCGATGAGTCCGACGAGATGACCAACCCGGATAGCAAGCGCACAAAGGCTGTGTTGGATTGTTTTCGGAGAGTGCGGTTTAAGCTGGAAATGACCGGCACTGTTACCCGGAACAACATCTCGGAATGTGCGCCTCAGCTTGAGCTGCTTTATAACAACTCTTACAATATGCTCTCCTGGGCAGAAGATTTGTATTGCTATGAGAAGGATGACTGTGAGGAATATCTGAACTGTTCAAGTAATCCTTACTACGGCCAGCCCTTCCCTGCTTATAAAGCTGGATACAGTCTGTTCGCTGAATCCCATCTGCCTGAGCGGATCACCGTTTTCGGAGTGGGTAAGAAAACCCAGGACATTTACAATGCGGATGTCCTGAACAAGCTCCTCTCTTACTCGGTCATCACCCGGACTTTCGCGGAGATCACCGGCAAAGAGATACGTAGACTTCATCAAACCCCAGTTTCATTCGCTCCTGCAGAGCGTGAAGTCTATCAAAAGGCCATGGAAGAGTTTTTCTCCATGCGCCAGCGGTACTTCGCCCTTACCGGGAATAGCCGCAAGGATAGCATGATGGCGCTGATCCAGCAGATTACTTTGTTGCTCCGTATCTCTGCTGCACCCAACACTGTGGAGGAATACGACAGCCCGAATACGCCGGTCAAAATTCGGAAGGTTTGTGACATGGTGGGCGAATGGAAGGATGAGATTGTAGTTATTGGTGTCCGCCATAAGAACGTGGTGGAAGCATACGCTAATGAAATCCGCAGGAGATTCCCGGATCGGAAGCTGTTTGTCGTGACCGGCTCTACCACCACTCTGGCCGGACGTCGGAAGCTGAAAAATACTCTGAAAGAAAGCGGAAACGGCATTCTCCTTTGTACCCAGCAGTGCCTCCCCTCCTCTGTCAACTTTGAGTTCGTCAACAAAGTTATCATCCCGGAGCTGCATTACAACAATGCGCGGATGAGCCAGTTCTATATGCGGTTTGTTCGCTTTACCTCTACGGACTGGAAAGACATCTACTTTGTTACTTACTCTGGAAGCATTGAGTCCAACCAGATGCAAATGGTGCTCGCCAAAGAGAAACTGAACCTTTTCATGAAGGGGCAGGACGTAGATCTGGATGAGGTGTATGACCGCTTTGGCGTGGATTATGACCTGATGAGCCTGCTGATGTCTCGTGAGGCAGACGAGGACGGAAACTTCAAAATCTCTTGGGGAGAGCAGAAGATCAGCTAATAATAAAACCGCCCTCTTCGGAGGGCGGTTCATTTAGGCCATGTACTTACTGCGGAATATACGAAGCATTCCGTTTTCCCATGCCGTTTTGACATGGCCTCTGCACCATTTTGTGTATCGGTCGAATTGAAGTGCTGCCGCTTGATTGGACAGCCCGTATGTTGCCTTGATCTCAGAAGCGGAACGGATACCCATTTCACGCAGGATAGGAAGCGGAGCAAGTAAATTCCAGGCGAAGTAGTCTGCCTCGCTCTCGAACTGGTCATAGAAGCCCCTTTGCTCATTGTAGGCGATTTCGGCTCCCTCTATGACTTCCAGATGGCCTATATAGATATGGCCGATCTCATGCGCCAAAGTCCACCGGATACGGCCAGCGTTCATTTCAGCATTGTAGAGAATAAGATAACGGTTTGTATCTGGATCGTAGTGCGTCGCTCCAGAATTGCTTTTGCATAGAACGGCAACGTCTTGGACAGTGCATCCAGTGACTTCGGCCATTTCCTGATACGACAAAATACGACAGCTTTTGGGGATGCACTGCAAGAGCAATTCAGGTTGGATAGGATAGGATACAGAATCCATGTCCTGGTAAAGCTCCAAGACCTTACGCTGTACAAAAACACTCCTCACTATTTTGCCCTCCTTTCGCTACACGGAGACATCATGAGTGCATATTATAACTTATTCCGTGTCCAATAAAACGGACTTCTTCTGCTGCGGATCATTCTCATCGGAAAAAGCGTAGTCAAATCCGATTTTCAGAATACCCATCATGCGGTTTCTATCCTGCTCAGTCATGCGCTCTCTGGCTCGCTGGAGGGTAATATAGTCGGGGTCGCCAAGCATGGTATCGGCAGTAGAGCGCACATTAGAAGCGCCTACCAGGTAGTCAATGGAGACATGGAAATACTCGGCGATCTTGGAGATTTTATCAATGGTTGGAGAGGTAGAGCTTTTCCACCTTCCAATAGAATATTGGCTCATACCAAGTTCGGATTCCAGTTTGTTGATTGTGATGTTATTTTCAGCACACAATTCTTTAATCCTTGTAAAAATGACAGAGTCCATAACACACCTCCAAACAGAGAATTTGAATGTCACGAATTTTTTCGTGAAAAGCACTTGACAGCACGAAAGCAAGCTGGTATAGTAAATACCAGACACGAACATATTCGTGAAGTTGATTATATCATATCACACGTTTTCAGTTTAGTCAACCTAATACTTATTTGGAGGCGCGTAAAAATGCACATCGTAAACAGTATGGCAGCAAACTTCGGCAAATATGATTTAGATGTCAGCGCCGTGGGGATGCGGAGTATCAGCGAGACGGACATTAAGCTCCCGTACACTGGTGTCCTCCCCGTACAGATGTCAGCGTCCTCTGGTGCCTATGTCTACCTCAACGTCCAGCTGGCTCAAGGCGCACGCCTGGTTCTGGTTGCGCATGGGAAGGGCAAGGATATCAAGCGTCCTCTCGAAGCGTCCAGTGAAGAGATTATCGCTTTGCTGGATGGGTTTTTCAAGCAAAACCAAGATGCTACCGGCCTTGCTCAGTATTGGCTCGGTGTGTGGCAAGCTCATTATACGGAATGGAGAAAGATCGTGACCGGCCCGGATCGGCTGTTGACAATCCTCTCTTCCCTGTCCGTAACGGATCGTGAGTTCCTGTGTAAGCATATGATGGACGTGCCGGCGACAGAGTGAGGTGAAGCGGATGTCCCCGAAAAATTTCGCAAATAATTTTCTTGTTTGCTATTGACAATCTCAGCTACGTATGGTAAGATAGCAACACAGAAAATGATTTGAACGGATTGGAGAGGGGAATATGATCCGTAACAAATTCTTTGAAGACCCGGACGGCGGCTATGCTAAGGTAGGCGTCAAGAAAAACTTTGATATCGCCTGGAAAAAGGTTCTGGCCTATGAAGAGCAGACAGGCCAATCGCTGGACAATGGCTTTACTAAGGAACAGTATGTGTCCATGTTCAACTCCATGAGGGTTCGTCACACCAGCATTTTCTTCAACTATAAAAGCCATGTGATGAGCTATGTGCGATACCTGATTGCCAATGGCGTGCTGCCGGCAGAACAGGAAAGCATTTTGGCCTCCGTCACTGTGGACGACCTGAAAATCAACGAGACCAGCGGAGTGCAATACTACAAGAACTTGGGTATGCTTCACCAGGCAATCCAGGATTCCATCAAAGTGTCCGAGTGCTACGATGAAACCTTGTTTGACCTGCCCGCTGTAATTCTTTACCTGGCTTGGTTTGGATTGACCGAAGAGCAGATCATCAATTTCCCCAAGGAAGATGTGCTTGATGACGGCGTGATGTTAAACGGTGAGAAGACCGAGATGCCGTTTGAAATCTTGCAGATATTCAAGCGTCTGAGGGATGCAGAGGGATACTACCAGCAGGCCAGAGGCGTAATCTTCCGTGCCTATGTCTATTCAGATAACCTAATTCGGACGGAGCGGAACAGCAAGATCAACGTCTCTAAGATGCAGGGTCTGGTAAATCGTCTGAATACCCTGATGGACGGTGCCTACTCGCTACGGTACAACGTAATACACCAGTCCGGTATATTCTACCGTGCTCATCTGCTGGAATGCGAGAGTACCCAGTTCAATCTGGAAGACCCGGAGTTTGCGTCTAAGGTGTTCTGCGAGGATCTGTCCAGCAAGGTCAAGCACACAGCCCGGATCAGAGACTACAAGCTCTACAAGCAACTATTCTACTAAATGGCTTCGGCCATTTAGTTCTTGGATAGCAACAAAGAAAATTATTCTGTAAGAGGAGTGAAAGCAATGAGATCCCGTAAAAACGCCGTCCCCGTACCTGTCACCCGCGATCTCCTGCAGGAAAAGCAGACTGAGGTTGCTCGTCTGGCTCGTCAGGCAAGCGAGGCGGTAGACATCGTTACCAGAACAATGAATGAGCTGGAGGGTATCAACCAGCAGATCGACAACGACCTGGCTGAGATCGACACCTATTCCAAGGAACTGGCCGCGACACGCGCCGCCATGTCCCAGCAGCGGAAGAACAATACCGCCATCATCGCCAACTTCGCAAAGCTCCTGGATACCAGTCCCGCAGAGAGCGTGAGTGAGTAATTCATTCGGTTGACTAACCGGAGTATGAGGCGCTAACAGCAATTTTACAACTATCAAACTTTTACTTTGACTCAATGCGTCTCGTTGAAAAGCGTGGAGGGGTAATCCTAACTGGTAAGGAAGCAGTTTGCTAAACTGTTAGTAATCCGAAAGGGTGTGTGGGTTCGAGTCCCATCCCCTCCGCCAAGCCGCAATAGCGGCGAACTCTTTATCACCTCCTCTCTCTGACGGCGGGAAAGACCGCTGACGGCCCGGAAAGACGGGCGACATGGGAGCGTCCGGTGGCAGCTCATAACGTGTAATCGACGGTGGACACGCACAGCAATTTTACCTTGAAAGTCTGCAAAACTTTTGCTTACGGTTCGACTCCGTAGCTCCTAAAAAAACCGTCATCAATCTATAAGAAGGGTTGTGTGTGTCATGAAGAAGTTCCTGGCTATCGTTCTGTGATTCAAAGTGATCAGCGGCAGCGGCGTCCAGCGCCGGGTATGTGGAGAAAGCCATGAATAGAATACGAGACAAGCCCTAAGTCATCTTCGGATGACAGTACAGTAATGAATGCGACGATGAATGAACAGTAACGAATTGGGGCACTAACAGCAACCATCAACATTACCTGCTTTGGAAATGAGAATGTGTCCCGCACACGTGGCAAAGAGCCATTTTACGGATATAGCGGTTTCTGGGAGGTTTCCGTATTCGTATGCGTACAGAGCAACGCAGACAGCAATGAAAAAGCCTCCCGCCATGCAAGGATAGCTCAGTTGGTAGAGCGCCAGTATAAAAAATGCGTAACGTTCCCCTCCCCCAGTTGCGCTAACAGCTATGTAAAAAGGGAACTGATTGTCGTGGGTTCGAGTCCCACTCCTTGCAACAAGCTACTTAGTGTAGTCACAAAAAAGAGGAGGTGCGACAGACTAATGTTGAATATGGGTTTGCTTGTCTGTTGTTCCTTGCCGTATGTCATTATCTCGACCCCGATAATTTACAGTACGGTGAAAACCTGGTTCGCCGCCAGCCATAATAGTGCGGGAAGCCGAACCGATCGGTATAACTGTTTGCCGTATTATACGGCTGGGTTTGAGTAGAAAATGCACATAAGAGGGGTCATGCAAAATAGCCCCGCTACGGCGGGGCGTACGCCAGGGTAGCTCAGTCGGACAGAGCGCGTACTAATGCGTGTCTTGTTGAGACGCTTACAGCAACTTTCTATGGACTGTTAATCCCGTGGTCGTGGGTTCGAGTCCCACCCCTGGCACAAGCAGAAGCCGTCCCTGCTAATGGGCGGATAGGCATAGGGCTTTGGGATCGTTTATGTCTATGCTGACGGTAAACGCCAGATATTCAACCCAAATATCTTGAACTGGGTTGTGACGGCTCGGAAAGACGAGCTTCATGCGGCAGTGGTGAAGTGGTCAACACAGCAGCCCTATTACAATGCGAAACGAGGAGTTTCGCTAACAGCAATGTTCAAGGAAGCCAAGCTGCCATTCGTAGGTTCGAGTCCTACCTGCCGCTCCATTTCTCTGGGCATAAACAGCAACAGTAAATAAAAAGTGTGTCCTGGGTATCTCAATATAGGAGGTAAGAGATAATGAGTAACTTTATGGATGGGATCAAGAGCACGCTGAATAACGAGTGCAATGTCTCTGTCACCGAGAACGGTGCAGTCGGCTTCCGCACTACCGGCAAGGCTCTCCTGGATCTCAATTTCGCTGTGGCATCTCTCCGTAGCGCCAGCGAGCACGACATCTCTCAGCGCTTCACTAAGGCGTTCTTCGAGGACAAGTTGATGGCAATGAAATGGCTCTTTTATGCTCGTGATGTCCGTGGTGGCCTGGGTGAGCGCCGGCTGTTCCGTGCCTGCATGGTGCCTCTGGCGAAGGAGTTTCCCGAGTACGTCGCCCCTGTGGTGGCACTGGTGCCTGAGTACGGTCGTTGGGACGATCTGTGGTGTCTGCTGGATACGCCTGCGTGTGACTGCGTGACCGGTCTGGTCAAAGGGCAGCTTTATGACGACACCCAAAATGCGGCAGAGGGCAAGTCTATTTCTCTTCTGGCAAAGTGGATGCCTCGCTGTAAGACTTCTTCCAAGCAGACCCGGCATTATGCCCAGATCTTGCGGAAGGCTGTCGGCATGACCGAGCGCCAGTATCAGCATACCCTCGCCAATCTCTCCCGTTACCTGCTTGTTGTGGAGCAGCAGATGACCGCCAAGCAGTGGGAGGAAATCGACTATCAGCGTGTTCCCTCTCGTGCCAACCTGCAGTACAACAGCGCTTTCCTCCGTCACGACGAGGATCGCCGACGTGCATTCCTGGGTGCTGTGGAGAAAGGCGAGGCCAAGATCAACGCTTCTGTTCTCTTCCCGCATGACATCGTACATCGGTACGGTTATGCCGACAGCACCGACACCAATCTGGAAGTGCTGTGGAAGAACCTCCCCGATACGGTGCAGGGCTGTGGTAACACCATCGTGGTGGCCGACGGTTCTGGTAGTATGAGAGTGAGAGTCGGCAACACTGATGTGTCTGCGCTGGAAGTAGCAAACTCTCTGGCGATCTACTTCGCCGAGCGTTCTTCCGGTCAGTTCAAGGATCAGTACATCACCTTCTCTGAACATCCTCAGCTGGTCGATTTGAGCAGAGGCAAGAACCTTCGTGAGAAACTGCGGATCGCGGCTACCCATAACGAGGTTGCCAACACCAACATCGAGGCCGTATTCGACCTGATCCTCACTACGGCGATCAACAAGCACATGGATCAGAGCGATCTTCCCGCGAACATCCTTATCATCTCTGATATGGAGTTCGATGGTTATGCAACCACCGGCGCAATCTCCCGTGATAGGTGGGGATATAGCAGAGTGGTCACTCCTACTCCCCGCCTGTTTGAGGTAATCGCCCAGCAGTATGCGGAAGCCGGGTATCAGATCCCCCGTCTGGTATTCTGGAATGTCAACTCCCGTAGCGGCACCATTCCTGTTAAGGAGAACAATCTGGGCGTTGCGTTGGTCAGCGGTTTCTCCCCCAATATCGCCAAGATGGTGATGAGCGGCCGGACTGATCCTTATGACTGCCTGTTGGAGGCCATCAACGCGGAGCGGTATCAGCAGGTGGACGATGCCCTTCGTCCTATTATCTCCGCATAAGCAACAAAGTAAACCATTAAGGAGGCTCAGAACGATAGAGTAGCAAGTAGCTGTCTACGCTCTGAGCCTCCTTTATCAAAGGAGTGAAATACGTGGTATATCTCGACAATGCTGCCAATGCTCCGGTTTTCCCGGAGGTTCTGGAAGCTATGCTCCCTTGGCTCCGACCCGATCATGTAGGCAACCCCGGAAGCCTCCATACCCAAGGTGTCAAAGCTCGTGAAGCTGTTGAAAATGCCCGCCGCCAGGTCGCCAAAATGATTGGTGCCGATCCCTCAGAGGTGTTCTTTACCTCTGGTGGCACAGAGTCGAACAATGCGTGGTTGCAAAACTTTGGCGGCGACTTGATTTTAACAACTGCTCTGGAACACGATTCGGTTCTGGAACCTATGTCTGCGCACTGTCATCGCCATTATATCAAAGTCCACAAAGATGGTAGCATAGATCTAAATGACCTGGAACGTTTTTTATCGGATGCCCATACTGCTGAGTCTAACTATTTACCTCGTGATGGACGTTCGACGGCTGTTTCTATCATGTGGGTAAATAATGAGCTGGGCACTGTCAATCCTATGAAAGAAATCGGAACCCTTTGCAAAAGGTATCATGCCGTATTCCATGCCGATGCTGTGCAGGCGGCAGGCCATGTGAATATGAACGTGAAGGACTGCGGAATTGACTTCTGCTCTATGTCCGGTCATAAGTTCGGTGCTCCTCTGGGTGTTGGTGTGCTTTATATCAGCAATTCTATCCGCAAATCCCCGTGGATTATCGGTGGAGGCCAGGAAAACGGAATGCGTGGTGGTACCGAGAACGTTCCGGGAATTGTAGGAATCGGCAAAGCAGCAGAAATCGTTACTGAACGCCTCCAGAACTGGAAGCTACGATGGGGATTGCTCAGAGATACATTCTTAACTGATTTGGGGTTAAGAATGCCTGGGGAGTTCTATATCAACGGTGATAACGAGGACTATTCTTCTAACATCATAAGCCTGACCATCCCTGGTGTCAACAGTGAATCTCTGCTTCTTCTGTTGGATCAGCTGGATATCTACCTTTCTGCTGGTTCTGCGTGCAGTGCTGCCAGTGCTAAATCCTCCCACGTTTTGCGTGGCATTGGAATGTCTGATGAAGATGCGGCCTGCACTGTGCGTATCTCAATGGGATTCGATACCACTGTTGATGATATGCGAGAAGCAGCAGAGACTATTGCGGAGGTCTCTTATAAGCTGAAATCTATGTATTCTTAATTAGCAACAAAGTAAATTAACAAGGAGTGAATATAATGTACTGTGCCTATGTTACCAGGATTCATAATCTGAGGAAGCATACCAACGCCGACCGGCTGCTCTGTGGCGAATGCTTCGGCAATACGGTGATTGTGGATCTCGGCACCGACCCCGATCAGCTGGGCGTGTACTTCCCTACCGATGGCAAACTCGGTTTGGAGTTCGCACAGAAGAATGACCTGCTGCGGCGCAAGGATGAGAACGGTGCTCCGGCTGGCGGATACCTTGACCCGGAGAAGCGGAATATTAAGGCTCTCAAGCTCCGGGGCGAGAAGAGCGACGGCCTGTTCCTCCCTCTCTCCTGTTTGGCTTCTTTTACCGATATCAAGAAGCTCCAAGAGGGTGACACGATCTCTGTGTTGAACGGCATCACTATCTGCGAGAAGTACGTACCCGCCGTCAAACGTTCCTTCGGTAGTGGGGGGGGTGGTAATCGTGTTCGTAAGCGTTCTGATCCTATCTCCCCGCTCTTCCAAGAACACGCTGACACGGAGCAGTTGGCCTACAACCTCTCCGCATTCCATGCCGGAGATCTGGTAGAAGTTACCCTGAAAATGCACGGAACTTCTCAGCGTACCGGCTATCTGCCTGTATTGCAGGGCTACAAATATCGGAACGGTATGGAAAAGCGGCTCTATGAGAGTCGCAAGACCCCGAACGTGATTCGTTCCAAGATCAAGCGGGTACCCATCTATGACTGGGGCTACGTTACCGGAACCCGCCGCGTGGTTCTGGATACCTTCGATGAGGGAGGTTTCTACGGCAATAACGCTTTCCGCGAGAAACACGCCAAGGTCTTTGAAGGAAAGCTCCACAAAGGAGAGACGGTCTACTACGAGGTTGTTGGATTCACTGACGATGGTGCGCCCATCATGAATCCCGGAAACAACTCTAAGCTGAACGACAAGGAGTTTACCAAACAGTACGGTAAAACCACCACATTCAGCTATGGCTGTGCTCCCGATGGCAAGGAACATCCCAAGTCCGATCTTTTTGTTTACCGCATGACGATGACCAACGAAGACGGCGATGTAGTGGAGTATCCACCCGACTTTATGCGCTATCGTTGCGAACAGATGGGCGTCAAATACGTCCAGGTGTTTTGCCGCACTATCATCCCGGACTTCTACCAGCTCCCCGACGATGTTGGATCTCCGCAGGCAGTGAACGCCGGCGAGTATGTGAAGAAGCTGGCTGAGGATTTCTACGACGGCCCCGATCCTGTCGGTCATACCCATGTCCGGGAAGGTGTTGTGTGCCGCATTGTCAACCGTCCCAAGTTCGCCGCCTATAAGCATAAAAACTTTGCGTTCAAGGCGCTGGAGGGGCTGATCAAAGACACCGCCGCCGCGCCTGATATGGAAGAAGCTCAGGATGTTGGAGAACAGAATGGATGAAAAGTCGTTCTTGACTTTATCAACAACTTCAAAGCTGGGTAGATATGGAGCAGTTCGACTCAAGCCTATACCGGAGAATGATCCGGGATTGTATCAAAAAGGAGCGATATGACGATGACGACTTTGATCCAGAATGAGCAGAAGCGCCAGAAGATTATGGCGCGGATGCGGGAACATCTGGTGCCCGTCTTGGAGCATTGCAGGGGAGGCTGGGTTGGCCTCTTCCTGCAAGGTTCTCAGAATTATAACCTTGACTATGAGGGTAGCGATATTGACACCAAGGCAATCATGTTGCCCAGCTTTTCCGATTTCGTGTTGAACGCCAAACCTCTCAGCACTACCCACATTATGGAGAATAACGAACACGTGGATTTCAAAGACATCCGCCTCATGTTTGACTGTATCAAGAAGCAGAATGTCAACTTTGTTGAGATCCTGTTCACCCCTTACTCCATCATCAACCCGGAGTATGCCGATCTTTTCCAGCCTGCTCTGGACGCTCGTGAAGAGATTGCCCGATACAACAACTACGCCGGGATGAACTGCATTATGGGTATGGCTCTGGAAAAGCAAAAGGCAATGGAGCACCCCTACCCTGCCACAATGGACAAGATTGAGGCATTTGGGTATGACCCGAAGCAGCTTCACCATGCTCTGCGGCTGCGGGAGTTTATGACCCGTTACGAAGCCGGCGAGCCTTACGCTGACTGTCTTATCAGTAACCAGTGTGATTATCTCAAAGAGGTGAAGCGCGGTTGCTACTCTTTGAAAGAAGCACGGGCACTGATGAGCACTGCAATTCAATCTATGACCGAAGACAAAAAGCGCTATATGGATACGGTGCCTGTTTCGATCAACCAGCACGCCAATGAGGTACTGCAAAAGGCTACCGTTGAAATTCTCAAACGATCCTTCTTAAAGGAAATCCAAGGAGGAGAATGAGATGCCGATGTTTTACATGATGGTTGGCCTTCCTGGTAGCGGGAAGTCATTCACTGCCGAAAGCATCCCTAACGCCGTCGTCCACTCCAGCGATGCGATCCGTGCCGAAGTTCTTGGTGACGAGAACGACCAAACCCAACAGGACTTGGTTTTCCAAACCCTTCACAAAAGGGTTTTGCAGGATCTGGTGGATGGCAAGGATGTGGTGTACGACGCAACCAATATCAACTACAAGCGCCGTATCGGATTCCTTGATCGTGTCCGAGCGCTCCACAAACATGATTTGCGCACAGTATGTCTTTTCATGGCGACGCCCTATGAGGTGTGTTTGGAGCGCAACAATAATCGGGAACGTTCTGTCCCGGAGTCTGTAATCCAAAAGATGTACTTCAAATTCGATGTTCCCATGATGGCGGAGGGTTGGGATGAAATCAGGATCGTGGGTGACGAAGATCGCCACGACCAGATTGATACCCTTATGCTTCGTCTCTCCAAGCTGGAACATGATAACCCGCACCATGAGTACACGGTTGGTCAGCACTCTATGACGGCATGGCAGTATCTGATCAGCCACTATAAAGGTGCCGATGCTGCTCTGCTCCGCGCCACGCTGTTGCACGATATTGGCAAAGAGAAGACTAAAGTATTTCATGACATCAAAGGCAACCCCACTGAGATCGCCCACTTCTATCATCATGAGCGTGTAGGAGCTTATGACAGCTTCTGCTATACCGGCGATCTCAGTCCTAACCAGCGCCTTACTGTGGCGCTGCTGATCCGCTGGCATATGTGGCCGTATGCGGTTGAAAAGTCAGATAATCCGAGTAAGACGGTTAGCAAAATCAAACGTCTGCTTGGTAATGATATCTGGAACCAGGTCATGGTGTTGAACGCCTGTGACCGCAATGCACACTGAATAGGAGGAAATAACTATGATTCCCGACATGATCCACACTCCCTACATCGCTCCCCGCATCTCTGTTATGGCACCCCCCCCGGTAACTGCTGAACGGTTCGTTGATGAGCTTCTGAGCGGCCTGTGTATGCCGGACGGCGGCTTTGTTGCCCATCTCGCTCCCAGCGGAGATCCTTTCTCCAACGGTTGGAATGCGGCAATGAAGCTCCAAGCCAGTCAGCCTGCTTCTCGCCATCTGCCGATGCCCGTCAATGTGATCTTCCACAACCCGGCTACCATCGTGTTCTGGGATGACGGTGATAAGACGGTTGTGAAATGCCAGCCCGGTGATACATTCAGCGCCGAAGCCGGCCTGACTGCTGCCATGCTGAAGAAGTACATGGGCAACGACAATACTTTCAACAGGGTCATCAACGAGTGGCTGGCTTGTGCCAGCTATGCCAGCGTCCCTGCTCTGCCGGAGGCCACAGAGTAACCAATGGACGGTATCATCCTACTGCTTTTGGCTCTGGTGCTGATTTATACGGTAGGATCGGGCGGCGATGACGACAATCATTGGAACCGGGGAGGTAGGTGCTTTGCATAGCAGAGAAGAGTTGGAAGAGATGCAGCGCCTGCCTCTCCAACGCAAAATCCAGATCACTACTGCTCGTATTATCGAGTGGTATCAGCACTACGATGGGAAGGTCTATGTGGCATTTAGCGGTGGTAAGGATTCTACCGTACTACTCGATATTGTGCGGCGGATCTACCCCGATGTGCCTGCTGTTTTCTCTGATACTGGGCTTGAGTTCCCGGAAGTCAGAGAATTTGTTAAGAGCTGTGAAAACGTTACGATTGTCCGGCCTGAGATGAACTTCCGTAAAGTCATTGAGGTGTACGGATATCCCGTTGTCTCGAAGCGTGTAGCTGACACTGTGGAATATGGGCATAAGCCAGGTTCTTTCAGATGGAAAGAGCTGCATGGAGAGATTATGCGGAGCAACGGAACGCCGTCAGAGTTCAACTGTGAAAAATGGTGTTATCTGTTGGATGCCCCATTCAAGGTTTCTTCTCGGTGCTGTACTGTCATGAAGAAGCAGCCTATGAAGAAATACTCCAAAGAAACTGGTCGAGTACCTATTATTGCAACTATGGCAAACGAGAGCAGATCTCGGCGTGCCACATGGTTGCGTATGGGATGTAATGCTTTTTCCGGTAAGAAGCCCAGCTCCCAACCCATGTCTTTTTGGACTGAGGAAGATGTGCTGGAATACCTCTATACCTATCAAGTCCCCTACGCTTCAGTTTATGGCGAGATCGTCAGAACTGATGGGGGGGGTGGACGACGACAGGCGAAAAGCGTACTGGCTGTGTCTTTTGTGCCTTTGGCGCTCACCTTGAAAAAGCTCCAAACCGTTTCCAGCGTCTAAAAATCACGCACCCAAAGCTCTGGGATTACTGCATGAGGCCGTGGGAAGAACATGGTTTGGGTATGCGGCAAGTCCTTGAGTATATTGGTATTCCGGTAGAATAATACAAATAAAAAAGGAGCGCCTTATGATTGATGTAATGGAAAACATCAAAAAACTCTCCGCCGCTTTGGATGCAGAAACTGCAAGCCTACATCCTTCCGGCAAGCTGCTTCTGCTTGGTTCGCAGGATAGCGTGTTCCTGAAAGCCATCAAGCGTAAGGCAGACCAGCTTGGTATCAACTGTGATCATACGTCCAACCCTCTCCCTCCCTATCGAGGGATTGTTGTGGATAGTGAAACAGTGTCGTTCAACTCTATTCTCGATCCTGATGTGGATATTGACCACTCTTATTCTCCCGGAATGTCGGCGGTCTCTCAAGCAGTCATGGATTTGCTAATTGAGTCTGGATTGGTATGGGAGAAGGATATTACCATCGTAGGCCGAGGGCACGCCGTTAAAGAACTGGCGAAGTATTTGGACTTTAACAACGCGACGGTTACAGTAGCACATTCCAAAACAAAAAGCCTGTTGCAAGCTACGCAGAACCGGGATGTGGTGATTTACGCAACTCCGATTATCACGCAGGATATTTCCTACAATACCCGCGATCTGGTTATTGACCTGGGAAACAGCGTCCCGCATCCTGACCGGCTTAATTGCCCCTATGTAAATCGGATCGGACAGCTTACCGTAAGTATATTGCTGAACCGTTTTACAAAGAAGGAGTCGGTATGGATCTGAAATTCAACACAGTATATTTTACCCAAAAACCTATTCCGCTGCCCCATGCAATTTTTAAGGGCGGCGAAAATAATTCAAATTTAGAAAGGAGCTAATACCAATCCCGGTAAGCCGGGTTTCTACAAGATTGATAAGTGTAGAGTAAAGCCGTCTGTTACAGCGTGAAAGCCATCTGGCCGGTAGCAAGGGAGGATTAGACGGTTGACCTCAGCCGAGATGGTTGTGGTCGGTATGAAGCACATCGTTTGTTTTTCTGGCGGTCACTCCTCTGCGATTGCCGCCGTAGAAGTAGTTAGAAAGTTCGGAGCAGAGGACACGATCTTGCTCAATCATGATTTGTGTCCTCGAACCGAAGACGCTGATATCAAGCGTTTCAAAAAACAGGTTTCGGATTATCTGGGCGTTCCCATTACTTACGCCAATATGCCCGGATGGAATATTAAGGATCAGTTCGACGTGTGTATGGAAATCAAGGCGTTTAAGGCTGGCGCTCAGTCCACCGCCTTTTGCACCAACAGACTGAAAACCGAACCTTTTCATAAATGGCTGTCCGAGCACTATCCCGCAAATCCTCCCGAAGTAAGGGACGATATCTCATTAGTCTATGGCTTTGACGCCAATGAACAGCACCGTATCCGGCGCAGAGTTGGCATTATGGCCGCGATGGGGTACCAAACAGAGTACCCTTTGACATGGGAGGTACGTACTATCCATGACATCGAGGAGGTTGGGATCGAGCGTCCGAAGACCTACAGCATTTTCAATCATGCAAATTGTACCGGGTGTTTGAAAGCCGGCAAACAACATTGGTTTGTTGTTTATTGCCTCTATCCTGAAATATGGGAAAAGGCGAAGCTGGCCGAAGACACAATCGGGTACAGTATTCTCAAACAAGGCTATCTTTCAGACTTTGAGACGGAATTTGCCAAGCTCAAAGAAAAGGCGTTGCCGCCCACTGAAAAAGCCAAACCTCAAACATTTTGGGCCGCTGCACGAAAGCTCATCAAGGACGACGATGATCTACCGTGTGAGTGCTCATTTTAAGGAGTTGTTTAAGATGAAGATTCTTGTAATAGTGGATATGCAAAACGATTTCATCAATGGTGCGCTCGGAACCCCGGAGGCGCAGGCTGCTGTTGGAGATGTCGCCAAAAAGATTTCCGGTTTTGATGGAGACCTGATTTGCATTACCAAGGACACCCATCGTTCTGCCGACTACCTGAAAACCCAAGAAGGTCAGCTGCTTCCTGTCGAGCACTGCATTGAGGGGACTCACGGCTGGCGGCTCGACGATATCATTGCCACAGCCATTAGCCATGCGGCTATCGACGCGGGGAAAAGCGTATCCGTATTCCAGAAGGGTACGTTTGGCTCTGTAGAGCTGGGCGATTACCTGGTAGAACTTTCTGCCAGAATGAAGCAGCGTATTGAAGAGATCGTTTTCGTTGGACTCTGCACCGACATCTGCGTTATCTCTAACGCACTGCTCGTCAAAGCGTTTCTGCCTGAGACGAAAATCACCGTTGACGCTGCCTGCTGCGCCGGCGTTACCCCGGCGAGCCACAACAATGCTCTGGCTGCTATGAAAGCGTGCCAGATCAATGTGGAGAACTGGGAGGTCTGAAATGATTTTTGTTGACGATAGAAGGATCGACTTCGCCAGTTTTCCCGACGGTACATCTTTGATTCGCATTGCTCCCAAGCTGGACTTCACGTTTTTCGCCATGGGCAAGTCTGCTTATTTCATCCGGTGGATGTACGACAATGATGCCGAGTGTATGCAGCTCTGGTATTTGGTGAAGCACCTCAAGAGTGCTGGCAACCCGCTCCTCTATCTGGAGATGCCGTATATCCCCAACGCCCGTATGGACAGGGTAAAGAACCGCGATGAGGTGTTCACGCTCAAGTGGTTTGCTGAGTTTATCAATTCGCTTGGGTTCGAGTCTGTCAAAGTTCTCGACCCTCACTCTAATGTGGCTATGGCACTGATTGACCGGGCTGAGACTATGGATGTGAAGCATTACATCGACTATGCAATTCAGTGGATGGTCAGTCAGGGTCTAAATCCTCTGCTGTGCTACCCGGATGAAGGTGCTGCCAAACGATACTCTGAGCTTCTTCCTATGGAGTATGTTTTTTGCATTAAACATCGTGACTGGCGCACCGGCAAGATTGAGCGGCTGGAGCTGACAGAGCCTGAGAAAGTCAACGGCAGAAATATTCTGATCGTGGACGATATCTGCTCTCGCGGCGGGACATTTACCCATACTGCCACAGCTCTGAAAGAAGCCGGCGCAGAGGAAGTCATGCTCTATGTTACCCACTGTGAGAACACGATCCTGAAAGGCACTGTGCTGACAGATGGTCTTATCTCTCGTGTATTCACCACTGATAGCATCCTCCGTGTTGATCACGAGAAGATCTCCATTTGTAGATGATTATGAAAAGAGGGTAAAACAATGATTTCATACAGTCCTTTGCTCTGTTTGGACTTCTACAAGACCGCCCATGCAGAGCAGTACCCCGCAACACTGACCAAGATGGTGTCTTATTACACCCCGCGCATGACACGGCTGGCTGATACCGAGAAGGTCACAATGTTCGGTCTTCAGGCATTTATCCAGGAGTATTTGATCGAGGCATTCAATACTCACTTCTTTGATCGCTCATTGGATGAGGTGCTTGCCGAATACAAGCGGGTGCTGAATAACACCATCGGCACGGACGGCGTTGGTGTGGAGCGTTTGACGGCGCTTCATAAGTTGGGGTATCTGCCTCTGGAAATCCGGGCTGTGCCGGAAGGAATCCGTACCAATATTCATGTTCCGCAAATTGAGATCTCGAATACCAACCCCAACTTTGTGTGGTTGGTCAACTCTATCGAAACAATGCTGTCATGTACCATGTGGCATACTCAGATTTCAGCGGAAGTTGGATATCGTTACCGGCAGATCGTCAATAAGTACGCTGCCCTTACCTGTGACGATGATGTGGTACGGGCCAAGCTGCTGGGCGACTTTTCCATGCGTGGTCAGGAAAGCGTGGAGAGCGCCACCAAGAGTTCTGCTGCGTTCTGCCTGAGCTTCCTTAATACCGCTACAGTGCCGGCTATTCTTTGGCTGGAACACAACTACGCCTGCCGGGTGGAGAAAGACGCGGTAGCTTATGGTGCTCTTTCTACTGAGCACAGTGTTATGTGCTCCAACTATGCGGTTGACGGCGACGAGATTACGCACGTGCGGCGTCTACTGAAAGAAATCTATCCGTACCAAAACTTCTCTATGGTCAGTGACAGCTATGACTATTGGAACCTGGTCAATAATATTCTCCCCGCAATTAAAGAGGATGTGATGGAGCACCATGGATGTCTTGCTATTCGCGGCGACAGCGGCAACCCCGTGGAGATTGTAACCGAGACGGTGTTCAAACTGTGGGAAATTTTTGGTGGTACCGTGAACAGCAAAGGTTACAAAGTTCTTGATCCACACGTCAAGGCATTGTATGGCGATAGCATTACCCCGCAGCGGTGCGAGGCAGTGTATAAGATTCTGATGGAGCATGGCTTCGCTATCAACAATGTTTCTCTGGGCGTCGGTTCTTTCTCTATGCAGTGTCTGGAGACGATGGACGGCGGCGAAAAGACTTATGCGCCGTACACCCGTGATACATTTGGTATCGCAGTCAAAGCGACCTATGCAGAAGATGCTGACGGAAAGCCCATCATGATTTTTAAGAACCCCAAGACAGATAGCGGACATTTCAAGAAGTCTCAGCGCGGCTGCTGTAAGGTTGTATATGACTATACGTACCACAACTTCTTCTGCCAGGACGGTTTGACTTGGGAGGAGTCGCAGGTTGGGAACTGGCTTCAGCCAGTTTTCAAGGATGGCAAGCCTCTGAGAATTTATACCCTGGATGAGGTTCGCAAGAATCTTCATGAGGGAAACTTTTGAGAAAAGAGGTGCCACAATGTTAGCTAACCCAAAGCGTACTAAGGATGAGATTGTCCAGTGGATTCGTTCCTACTTTGAAAGTAACGGCCCTGGTTGTGATGCGGTGGTCGGTATTTCTGGCGGTAAAGATTCCAGCGTTGTCGCCGCTCTTTGCGTAGAGGCACTGGGCAAAGAGCGTGTAGCGGGTGTTATGATGCCGAATGGAGAACAGCCCGATCTGGACGATAGCAAGCAGCTGATCGAATTTCTGGGTATCAGATACGCCTATACCGATATCTCCAAAGCAGTGTCTGCGGTAAGTGATCAAGTAGCGCTCAATATGAACGTCAGCGATCAGACGAGGATAAACCTCCCTCCCCGTATCCGTATGGCGACCCTCTATGCTATTTCTCAGTCGTTGCCTCACGGCGGACGTGTTGCTAATACCTGCAACCGCTCTGAAGACTATGTGGGATACTCTACCAAGTTTGGCGATAGCGCCGGCGATTTTAGCCCGCTCGCTAATCTGATGGTGCATGAAGTCTTCCAGATCGGATACGAACTTCTTCTGCCTATCAACCTGATAAGCAAAACCCCTTCCGATGGGCTGTGTGGAAAAACTGATGAGGATAATCTTGGATTTACCTATGCTCACCTGGATGCTTACATCATGTATGGCACCAGTGGAATTGAGGAAATCGACAAGAAGATTGCCTCTATGCACGATCACAACCTTCACAAGCTCAATCCTATGCCTGCCTACGGAACGACAATTTTTTAATAGGCGGTGAGAAAATGGAAGAGCGTACTTATTTGAGCGGCACCAGTTTGGCCGGTATGTCCCCTACCCGCTCTCGCGTGGAGAACGACTACTATGCTACTCCGTTCGAGGCGACAGAAGCCATCCTTAGCCGAGAAGAGCTACACGGCTCCATTTTGGAGCCTGCGGCTGGCGAAGGGCATATCAGTAAGGTGCTTCGGGAACATTATCCCAACAGTCAAATTATCTCTACTGATCTGGTTCAGAGAGATGATAGGTTCGGATGTGGTATTGTTGGCGGGGTGGATTTCCTCACTGAGAACTATCCCGAAAAATTCAACAACGTCATCACGAACCCTCCGTTCTCTTTGGCGAAAGAGTTCGCTGAGAAAGCTCTGGAGGTATCCACTGGCAAGGTGATCCTGTTCGCCAAGATCCAGTTTCTCGAAGGACGGCAGCGTAAGGATTTCTTTGCCACCCACCCTCCGAAAGCCGTGTATGTATTTTCAAAACGTGTCAATCCTTTGAGAAACGGATTGGAAGTTGACGAAAATGGTAAGCCCTGGTCAAGTACCATGTGCTTCGCTTGGTTCGTATGGGAACATGGCTATACCGGCGAACCTTGCATTCGTTGGATTTAATTTGTGACAAAGTAAATTAAGAGGTGCAGCTATGAAGATGGATAAGGTTGCCGGCAGCGGCAACGACGAGTTCTATACACCGGAGTATGCGATTACCCCGTTGTACAAGTATCTCCCACCCCCCCCGTGACAATTTGGTGCCCGTTTGACACTGAGGATAGTTTGTTTGTAAAGCTCTTTCGGCAACGTGGCTATACCGTAATCGCAACACATATTGCAAACGGTCAGGATTTTTTCGCTATTGATCCGCCGAAGTGCGACTACATCATCAGTAACCCTCCGTACTCCCTCAAAGGTGAAGTGTTTGAGCGGCTGTTCCAGTTGAATATACCCTTTGCTATGTTAGTAGGGGTCGTCGGACTCTTCGAGAGTCAGAAACGTTTTGAGATGTTCCGTGAGCATGATTTTGAAATCATGTATCTCAATCGGCGCGTATCTTACTTTAAGAATTACACTGACCAAAAGCCGTCTCTAAACCCACCGTTCAGCAGCGTCTATGTATGTAAAGGGATGTTGCCTAAACAGATTATCTTTGAAGAAATTCAAAAAACCTCATAATAGCAACAAAGAAAATTATTGACTTTATGGAGACAGTATGATAGAATAAAAGCAGTTCGAGGGAGATTGTAAATCCCTCAACCTTCCATTTAGCAACAAAGAAAACCAACACAGGAGGAATTAACTTGGATTACCGAACTGCCCTTTTCTGCGAGTTCGATCGTTACGCCGCAGAAAGCTATTGCGCCGTTCATGGTGTTGATCCCACCCTTAACATCGGAGATATTACCAAAGCCGATGAGAAGGTTGTGCCGGATTTCAATGTCATGTTCGGTGGAAGTCCGTGTCAGGATTTCAGCATAGCGGGCAAACAGGGGGGGGCTGCATGGACTTGTAAGCATTGCGGCCACGTATATAATCCCCTGGAAGCTCACTATGATCAACGCGACCATTGTCCTAAGTGCGGATCAACTGAAATCGAGAAGACCCGCTCTTCCTTACTGGTCGAATGGCTGCGTTTCCTAAGAGAAAAGAAGCCTCGCTTCGCTATCTACGAGAACGTTAAAAATATTACCGGTTCTCGCTTCTATGCCACTTTTAACCTCTTTGTCAAAGAGCTGGAAGACTACGGTTACAACGTTTACTGGCAGGTTCTGAATGCAAAACACTACGGAATCCCCCAGAATCGTGAGCGTGTTTACTGTGTCATCATTCGTAAGGATTTAGATAATGGGAAGTTTAAGTTCCCGTCTCCTATCCCTTTGAAAAAAGCGCTGGTAGATATGCTGGAGGATAAGGTTGACGAGCGATACTACCTACCTGATGACAAGGTAGCTGCCATGATAACCCCCCCCGTTCAGACAAATCAGTAACACCGTCCGCACCAGCGGAAGAGGTTCCACAGACCACCACTGCTGGGACTTGCTCACTTGCCGGTGTGAAGCTGAGTAAGAAAGGCACCCAGTTTGAAGGATACTGTGAGACGGCCTTGACTTTGCTGGCCCGTGACTATAAGGGCTTTGGAAATCAGCAAATGACAGGAGTTATGGAGCAACATGGTACAAAAGAAAATTCTGAGATATGAACGAACTCCTTATGCTAAACAAATTCGTAAGGATTATGAGCGTGGAATTGTGAAAGAACGGCGATGTAATATGCGTCAGTATTCAGTCAGAACCGATGACTGTACCAATACTATCTCAACCGTTCAGAAAGACAATTATCTTTTGGAGTGGAATGATGAAAGGGCATAATACGATTATCCCCGCTGCAATTCGTGGAAGATATGCGGGGGGGG